CTGACTTTCTTTAACTAGAAATAATGCCAAACCTGGAGAAACAGCATACATTCTATCAAAGATTTCTTTACTTAAACGTAAAGATTTAATAGATGGACTATTTGTTTGTTTCTTCTTGTCTAGGACTCATGTTAGTCTACTAAGTGAAGAGTAGGCAAGCTTTAATGCTTCCGGCTCTTCAGTATTAGTGTCTAACTTATAAGTACATTCCATTAAAATCTCAGACATAGAGCTGAGAATACAGTTTGTACTTGGAAACTTACCAATACTGCAAAAACTATAAAATCTTCTATAGCGATTGTAAGTATTGACGGTTTCCTCGAGTCCTAGAAATCAACCTTGGGTTAATTTAAGGTCTACAATATCTTTTAAAAGAGATTGTAATTCCCTTAAATCCTTAGGATCAAGCGAATTTACAGCCGTAGCCGTAAGGCTAGGTGATAAATCCAATCCTAAGTTCAACCCAAAACAACTAACAAGATCTCAATAATTAGATTTAATTTTATTAATTCATTTTGAATTAACGACTTTATTTCTAATAAAGAGATCTTTTAGTTGATCTTGGAGGATCGCTAAATCTTCTACATTCACTAAAGAATTGTTTAACACAATATCTTTAAATGAACGTGGGCTTTGGATCATTTCAAGTATCGATTTAGGTCCTAAAGGACTCACATCTTTACCATGATGATAAAAGCGTTTAGCGAATTCACAAGACCCTGAGGAACTGATAAGTGACTTGGATAGATTAATTTCTACACCCAAGTCAGTCATCAACACTAGATAAGCATTTGCTACTGCTTCGTTCCCGATGACAATATCATCACCGAGGACTGCGTAATCTTGAAATCAAGTCTTGATTCCAATTCTACGTGCAGCACATTGTACTATCAAGTGGTGGGTAATAGCCAACATTGGCCATGAAGAAAGACAACCCATAGGTTGACCGACAGAATATCTATAATTTCCGTTTGATTCTATAAACATAGGATCAGAGGAATTAAGATTATAATCTCGGTTAATCAATAGATCTTTTCATAAGAGTCCAACTTGATCATTTTTAAATAATCAATTGATAATTCTTACTTGAAGATCAATGGGAAGTCGATCAGTAGCTGCTGAAAGATCAAAACTGTAAAGAGTTTGGATACCTCGTTCAATCAAAGCCTTAACAGGCTTATGTTGATCATAAGTTCCATCTTGAGGGATTGAAGATAAAATCTTCAATATACCATCATGTAAAACTCCTAATACAGTTTGAGTTCAGCTATCTACCATGGCGAATACACGGACTTTACCTGCTGCCTCATGTTTTAAGCAGAGTTTCCCCAATTTCAGTGAATCCGAAGATGAAGATCAACTATCTTTAATCTCAGGTGTATCTAAAAGATTTTCAATCTTAAGATCATTTGAGTTAATGAAGTTGATATCATCTCTTAACTTCTCGAAAACATCCTTATTATTTGTTAACAAAGCAAATGATTTGAATGTTTCCAGTAATGCAGGGTTATTCCGTCATGCAAAAGCATCGATCGCATAACCAAACAACTGGTTTCGAGAATTCGGACCCGCTGAGGTAAGAAGTCGTAGACTACGACCTACCGTGAACGGCCCAGTGGCCACCTTGAAATATTTCTCTCTTAAATAAGTATTTAAAAAGAGTTTTCTTTCAAGCAAAGGCAATACTGAATCTAGCTCAGGAAGATCAGATGATATTCCGGAGAAAGGACTTGTAATAGTCCCTAATTTCAGTTTTGGGTACGCAGGTATGACTCTATAAACAGATAGTACTGTGAAGACCACTCTAATAATCCTTTCGTCACCAGCCTCAATTAAAAGGCGAAGATGACCAGGGATCAGTAGAGGAAGTCCTCTCCGGGTAGCAACTCTAGGTTCATTAGAACTAGAGACTACTTCACCACCTAAGGTTTTAGACATTAGTCTATAAGCCTCTTTACAGTATTGTACTGTAAAAGTTTTTCCATTGACTTTCAATAGTTTTAAAATTCTATATGAGAGTTCAATGATAAATTTGTGGTGATTGGTATTCCAAAGTTGGAACAGTCAGACTGAGACTCGAAAGAAATAGAAAATCCTCTTAACAGAGAATTTTGTATGTCTTCTTGAGTCCCACTGGGAAAGTGATACATTATGTGAATTATTTATTTTCATTGAATTTATTTAATTTATATAATGGATTACTTTAACCCAACTGATTGCAGAGCATACGTTACTTTAGTGGTTATATTAGGGAGACATTACGATTGGGATAATCTGGAGTTTCAAATTCCAGTTATCCGAATCCTAATACCGCTTAATTGAAGTCAACGCCCCTCTCTTACGAGAGGTCGGACTTGAAGCAATTAAGACGGGCCATCTCTATTATAACATATGATACAATCAGAAGGCCTTCAGGGGCTAAGAGGGGTAATCCCTTCTACCAATTGGTAGGAATGGACCTCTCAACTTGTGAGTAATCAGAAATATCTGAAGCACACCCTGTGGAAGATAGGCGATCCTGAGCAAAAGCTCGGTTTACCCCGT